GATTTTTTTCGTTTAATGTTGACCATTTTAATTTAAAATCTGATTGTTTTTTAATAATTTTATTGTTAACTTTTTCTGTTATATTAGCATCTTTAATATATTCGTGATTTATAAAAATTAAAAATCCATTATTCTCGTTTTTAATCCAATCTAATTCATCATTTTTAAATTCTGCATATCTTATATCTGGTATAATAGTTATTATATTATCTTTTTCTTGAAATTTATCTATAAAATATCTTCCTTCACTACTCGTTCTCATTAGTTTTCCATACTCCACTAGAAGCGGTCTTAGTATTTTTTTATCATTTGTATGTTCAGTAAATGTATCTAATCCTATCTTTTTGAATATTAAATTTTTTAAATCATTTTTAATTATATCTCCAGCTATAGAAACTCTTCGAGAGTTTATTTCTTTAGTTTTAAAAAATCTAATTAAAGCTCTGCATAAAGTATCTTTTCCTGATCTGGCTGCTCCCGATATTCCAATTAATGGATATTTCATATTTGTTTATATAAAATTATATTATATAAAACTATTTAAATCAACAAAAGAATGAAAAAATAGAACATTTTGATAAGTTTTTATATATGGCAATTCAAAAAGTTTCGGCTAAAAATACAAAAAAAGAAACTACTCCTAAGTCAGTAGGGAAAGACATTAAAGAAACAGGTTTACCTAAAGTTAAAAAATCTCGCGTCGAACCACCTTCTTCTAAAGTAATACAATCAAAAGAAGAATTAAATGAATTAAAAAAAGAAATTAGATCATTAGAATCAAAAACAAATTTAAATCTTTTACCTTACATTTTAGGTGGAGAATTAGCTAGAATAAAGCATCAATTTACTGATTTAAATAGATTAAAATATCTTCTTCTTTTACATTTTTTAACTGAAGGATTTGATAATAATGTAATGACAGTACAAGTTAATGGTGAAAAATATGTAGCGGATGAAATCTTTATAAAAGATTTTCAAAGAATGATAAATATACCACAATTAACTGAAATTTTAAAAAAAACTCCAGCGTATAGTAAAGGATCTTTTGATAGTATTGGACAATTTGGAAACATC